TTTATTTGGTGACATCCTTGAAGCCGTTGTGGTGATGTTACTAAAAACAGTTAAGGCAAACATTAATGGTTTACAAGGTGATGTGAAGTTAGAAACAGAATACTTCGACATAAAAGGTACATACGATATCATTATAGATGATAAGGTTTATGACATCAAGAGTGCATCACCGTTTGCCTTTGAGAAAAAGTTTGGGGAACAGGGCGGTGGATTTGATAAGTTTGTAGAAGGTGATGTCTTCGGATACTTATCCCAAGGGTATCTATATTCAGAAGCCACCGCCAAACCTTTCGGTGGTTGGATTGTAGTTAATAAATCTACAGGTGAATTATTATTAAGCAGTCCCCCTGAAGAAGATGAACAGTATCGTAAACAAGCATTGGATATTGTTTATAAAAATATCAAAGCCTTAATGAAGGATGAGCCTTTTGAAAGATGTTTTGATTTAGTAGAAGAAATGTTCTACCAAAAGCCGACAGGCAATAAAGTTTTAGGTACTGTGTGTTCTTTCTGTGAGTATAAATATAAATGTTGGGGTGATAGCATTCAATACTTGCCCCAACAACAGTCAAAAGCAAGAAACCCTAAGTTCAGTTGGTATGTAGAATTAAATAATCCAAAGGAGATAGTCGATGAAAAAAGTACCAATTGATGATGACAGTGTTGTTATTGTCATTAAACCTTATGGTGATAACAGGTTTGCCTGTGGTTTACATTCTAACTATAAACAAGATACAGATGATAAAGTCATGTGCTATACCGTAGCTATGGGCCTTTGCCAAATAGCTTTGGATGACCCCGATATGGTTTATGAAATTGGTTTAAGTGTAGTGAATATTAAAGAGAAGAAAAAAGAAACCAAGACTAATGGTCATGATAATGTATTACATATCAGTGAATGGAGAAAGAAGTTAAACTAATGAAACATAATTCAGATTTTAGATACGACTTAGAGGTAGGTAAGAGTGGGGAAAAAATAATTGGTGAGATATTAAGAGGCGACAACGTAGAAGTTAAGTCCGAGATAGACAAGTGGATTAAGAGTGGTAATCACTTTTGTGAATATAAGAGTAGGGGGAAAGATAGTGGGATAAATACAACAGAATCCAAGTATTGGACTATTAATTTATATAAAGGAAAACAATTCTGTTTTGCTATTTCTTTAGAGACAGATAGATTAAAAAAGATTCTTGAAAAAAATAAGTATCGTTCTGTTCCAGGGGGAGATAGTAATACTTCATGGGGTTGGCTAGTTCCTTTAAAAGATTTATTGGATGTAGAAAACTATGGATAATATTAACCCGTCTTACTATAAAGAAGGGATTGAGACGGCTGACTATATTGAATCTCACGGTATGGATTATTTCCAAGGTAATGTGATTAAATATGTCACTCGATTTAAAAAGAAGAATGGTGTAGAGGATTTAAAAAAAGCAGAATGGTATCTGCAAAGGTTGATTAAGAAATATGCTGACTGAAAAAACATTTTTTGATGATAAATATTTTTATGATATAGACTTTAAATATTTAAATGAGTTAGATAGTGTATACGATAAATACGCTTACTTAAAATATAAAATAGAATATGATGGCAGATTAAATAATAGGCCTCTTGCTGACACCGAATATACATTAAATGATATTTTAAATAAATCTATGATTGTAGATAGAACAGATATTGATTGGAAATCTAAATTAGATTACGTTATATATAAGATTGCAAATAAGATAGCATTACTAGAAAAGTATATTACTAAACATTTTGATGCTGAAGATTCTCGTTCTAATTCATCAGGTTATTATGAAGATAAAATTATGGAAATTGAAAAAGACTTGATAAGGATTGTAGATAAGGAGATATTTTTATGAGAGTAATTAAAGACCCCTTTACAGGGAAGTTGTTAGTATCTTTGGATGCATTTGAGATGAAAAATGCTAGAGAAAAAAGTGTGTTTGAAATAACATATGCTAATCTTAAAGTATTCTTTGATGATATATATAACATCATCAATACAGAAATAGAGAAGATTGAAAAAGAAAAGGAGAAGAAAAGAAATGAAGAACTATTTAATAAGTGAAGATATAAGACAGGAAGTCTTAAAGTATCTGTGGACTAGACCTTATGGTGAAGTCTTTAGAATTATGGATAGCTTACTCAAGTTGGAGGAGAGAAAGGAGAATGGTAGAACACAAGAATCTGATAAGAAGAAAATATGATTTCTTACTTAATGTTGGAAAATTTAAAGTTGGTGTTAACAGAGATTTTGATTTAGTTCTAGATTATGATACTGTTAATCACCACAAGCTCTATGAAAAATTATTAAAAGATTATCCTAAATATCAACACACCAATATCTTGGTAGCCCTCTCACAAGAAACTAAATTTATGTTTGACGAACTAGCAGAAGATATGACTAAGTTTGTTAATAGCTTGAATTAGTATAGCTTATATTTCTGCAAAAAATTTATTTGGTATAGAATTTAAAGGCCGTTGTGCTTGAGTAGTTTGAAACCTTTCTTGTGTCGATAATAACACATCATTAATATAATTAACTAAAGCATCTTTTCTTGTTGTATTATAAGTCCGATTATTTGCATATTTATTTATAGCACTAAGAATACCATCAACATCATTTTTAGAAATGGAGTTGTATAAACTAGGTGCGTTTTTTATATTTCCTGCAACAATTTTATGCTGAACCAACAGTGTTTGATTTAGTTCTGGTAGTTTTTTAAATCTATCAATTACATTTTCATCTTTAGAATCTTTAAAAATATTATTGTATTCCTTTTCCGTGTCTTTAACAAACGTATTAAAGTAATTTTTATTTACTCTATCTCCTTCCTCGGGAGTTAATATTATTTGATTAGCTATTTTATCTAATTCTTCAGCACTAGTATTGCTTAAATTTTTTCCTAGTGCAGGCTCTAGTTTTTTGTTTATAGTCTCACCAAAATCATATTTGAGTAAGTCTTGTTTATTATGTTGCCCTATATCAAACCCATTTACTATAGTTGCTCCTGATTTTCCTGATTTTGGAACATGTCCTATGAAATTTCCATCTTCATCTTTTTTAGTTTGTTCTAATACATTATGTATAAAATATCTATCTGCCATTATTTCTTCACTAAGCTCCCACCAAAATATAGACCCACGATAGCTGACATCAAATGTGTATCGAGAGGTGTTATCACTAAACCTAAGAATGATTTGTCCATTAACACTTCTTTCTTCTCTATCAAGAATAGGAATCCTTGTGTAAACTCTGTCCATGTCAAGATAACTGGAGTATCGAATAGAACTGGCACTAACTTGGGCCACGCTATGATAAAAAAAACTGCAGTTAATGCGATGATTCTTCTTGTGAATTGGAATCCTTTATTCTCATAGGTCCTTGCACTCTCAATAGATTTCATCTGAAAGTTTGCACGTTCTAATAACATTTTTTGTTCTTCTTGTTTTGCTTTAATGCTTTGGCCCCAAATGGACATGACTCCACCCAGTAAGCTAGAGCCTAGCATTGTAATCATTTCTACTGGTAATCCACCCAACATCTTATAGCTCCTTTTTTTGTTTGAGTCGTAACAACTCTTCTTTCATTTTATATTTCTTGTCTTCTTTTTTCTCTAGACTAAAATCACTAATACTATCTCCTGAACCCATGAATCCTGTAACATCATCTCTTATTCTAGATGCATAAGGGTCAAAGCCTTCTAGTTTTAGTTTGTATTCGTCTATTAAATCATATATCTTTTTTCTTTTATCAGATAAGATTCTATCATAATCTGCCATGGTGATTTGGCCATTGTTTAATCTTTGTCTGGCTATTTTAATCTTGTATCTCTCAAGACTAATCTTCTTTTGTAAGTCGGCCTTAGCACGGACTGTTAGTGTTGCAATACTTTTGTTACTTACTTTAAAGCCAAAGGCATTAAGCAATGCTTCAAATTCTGTTTGAGGTACACGATATGGTGATTTTTCTTCACGCAACGCTCTCTCTAATTTCTGTGTAGAGTATGCTCCTGGAATGAAAGGGAAGTTAGGAATTAACTTTTTACTTAAACTTGCTAAAGCTAAACCTGATTCTTCTAAGACATTACCTGTTCCTCTTCCCGGTTCTCTTCTTTGTAAGAATAAATCATAACCAATAAGAGAACTGATAACATCACCCCCTAAACCTGCACTTGGTTGTAAAGGTTCAGGCAAGAAGGGTACTAAGTTTCCACCACTCCAACTAAATGCGTCACCACCTGGGAATAATCTTTGAATATTTAAAAACTTAGGTCTACCATTTTCATCTTTAACAGGTATACGAATTGTCTTCTTCGGCATGAAAGGTAAATCTAAAATATTACCTGCTTCATATTCAGGAAGTAAGGCTCTTTCTACTTTTGCTTCTTGCCCACCATACATCTCTTCAAGTTTATTTAAACCATAACCTAAGGCGGCATACTTAAAATACTTATGAGGTCTTAGTACAGCAGATTCTACAAGTAAAGGAATGACTCGATAACTAAAGGCTAAGAAAGGTGTGACTGTATTTCTTGCCCAGTTAATAACAGGTGCATCAATATCATAATCAATAAAGTTTTTACGAGCAAACATTGCCGCATCTTCAAAAGTATCACCCATACGGATTCGATGAGCAAAGGCATTAAGACGGAAGATGTGGTCCTCTAGACGATACCAATCTTCTAGTGTACCTGTAATACTATTATTTAATACTTTGTTATAAATATTTTTAGCAATACTGACAGAGTTACTCCAACCATCCACACCTACTTTTGCTTTATAAATATTAGCTAGGTCCTCTGCTCTAAAATTCTTTAATTCTTTTCTTACAAAGTCAGCATCAAAGACACCATGTTCAATAGCATCGAGTACTAACTGAGAAGTCTTTCCTTTTTTACCATGTTGCATTAGAGCTTTCGCTGCTTCAGGTAAAGTAGAAATAGGAACACCTGCTAAGTCTGTTAATACAAAGTTACCAAAGACATTATTAACATGCACTGTAGGATTCCATGCAGTCTTACTTGATTTCCATACACTATTGAGCCTCTTATAATTTTTATAGAACCAACTAGAATTTTGTTGTTGATATCTTGAGCCAACAACAATATCATTATACACTTCTTCAGGAACATACTTACCACCGAGAAGGCCAAACTTCTGTACCTTTGTTCCTCGTACAATTCCTTTTGGTATTTGTCTCCAACCTGCCTTTAAATCTTCCTCTGTAATTTCGTCATAAAACTTATTACTACCTTTTTGTATTTCTTCTTTAACACCTTTTGCTACCTTGCCATACTTGGATGCAAGATTACCAAAGAAAGAATACTTAGCAATGGTATTGGCCATAACTTGTCCTGTATATTCCATAGCAATAGCGGCATCTTCGATTTCCCCTAAAGCTAATCGTTCAGGTTTGGTATACTGCCACCTTACAGAAATAGTATCAGTCGGTTTTAATAACTTACCTTTAACAACATCACCTTTTTGGTTTAGATTTTTTTGAACATCGGTTGGTGGATTTCTTTTTAAAACTTTAATAATAACATTTCCGTTTTCATCTTCAACAAACTGTCTAACTTTTTTCTGTTTGTTTAAAGGAATAGGATTACCTTTAGCATCCACTGTTTTGGATATTGTTTTATATATACCGACAGCATAATCACCAAATAATTCCCACCCTTTATGTTCAATACCTTCAGCACTGAGTATTTCTTTATCATCAATGGTGGGTTTTTGTCTACTTAATTTTGTAAACCAATCTTCGACAGTATACTTATCTTCTTCTAATAATCCTCTCGGCTTGAGTTCATCACCTACTTTATTGATTTCATCAGCATATTTTGTATAAAGTCTACCAAGATAAACTCCTTTATTTCTCTTAAAGGTTTCTTCTGTAATGAGGCCTAAGTCAACATAGCGTTGACCCATAGTGTCGATTAAATCTCTTGCTTCATCTTTTAATTTAGTTAATACAGGGGAAGATACGGGATAGATGTTATCACCCTCAAGCATATTATAAAGAATCTTACGTTCTTCTTCGGTTAGTTCTTGCATCTTCTTTGCTATTCGAACAAAGTTTCCTGCTATGCTATTTTGAGTACCATCATATTTATTGAGAAGTACTTTATAGTCTGTACTTAATCCATACTTGTCGATGAATAATCGACCTATGACATCAGATAATTTTTGTTTAATGACGACTGATTGTTCCTTACCTTCATCATCAACATACTTTACTTTACGGTCACCAAAAGGAATTTTCTTAACAGACTTACCAATAACAAGTCCTGAAATACCACCTGCTAAAGCGAGTCCTAATCTTGTGGATAAAGGTTCATCACGTTCAATATTAAAACCTACTAATGTTCCACCAACAGCACCTGCTCCTTCGCCTGTCTTGACACCTTCTAATATTCTTGAACCTATTTTCTTTTCATAGTTTGCAAAAACATCATCTAAGAATCCTGTAGCTTTTCTTTTTAAATTGTAAAAACCTGTAAACTGGCCAGGGGTAGGTCTATCAGGAATAACTTCTGTTTCAGGAAATCTTTTACCAACAGGTGTTTTTCTAAAGATATTAACAAGAGTTTCAAAGACAGAGGGAAGTTCAACACCAATATCTTCATCAGGTCTTTTTGTTAAAGTTCTTTCCCCTTCCGTAAATACTTTACCTACTTCTCTTGTTTCTAATATTTCTTCTGTTGGGTCTAGCTTACCATAGGCCTGTACTTGATTTAGACCTTTGTCAATACTTTCGGCAGGAGTTAGATTAATTTTTTTTGCAGTTAAAGGAATCATATTACCTTTTCCTGTTAGCTTAACACCTAAGTTTTTTAAACCACCAATAGCGGGAGATATAATACCACCCCCTAATGCACCTGCAAAGGCTTGAGAAGTTCTTGTTTTAAATAAACCTTCTTCGGTATCAACATATCCTGTTGCACCTGCTATTGCTCCTGATACCATACCATACTTACCCATTTTATAGAGTGTTCTAGCTTTACCAAAAGGAATTAGCCAACCTGCAGGGTCCGCAATAGCACCGGCAAAATAAGCGGCGGCTACTTTGCCACCGTCTTTACCTCGCATTAACTCATTGAGTTTTTGTTGTTCGGCTTTTAACTGTTCTTTGTCAGCCCCTGTCATTTGCTTAACACCCCGATACGTATCTAAGATACCTAACTTAAAAGCGTAAGCTAAAGGGTTATCTACTTCAATAGGTTCTAACTCTTGAATAAATTTATCATCCGCTTGGAATGTATTCTTTTGATATACATCCGTAACGGTGAGGGATTTTTCAGAAAGTCTTTCTTCTCTTTTCTTTAAGAGCCTTTGTTCAAGTTCTTTGTCGATGGCCATTATTCACCTTGCATTCTGCCTTTTACAGTAGAGGTGACAGATTGTTTTTCAGGGAATTGTGTATAGCCTATATCTTTTAATATTCTGATTGCGTTATCTCTATTAGTATTATTCTTTTGCATAACTAGTTGAATAAACTGTTCGGTCACAGGAGTTTGACTATTCTTTAGTTTTTCTTCTGCACTAATATAGTCTGTTGCTCCGTAAGTTTTGACTTTACCTTTTTGTACAAGACCTCCTTCAGGGATATCTGCTGTTGTGTCTTCTACAGTAGTAGTTGTTGTCTCTGTATCAATAATTCCTTTTAAAGCATTATCCAATTGTATCTTCATTTCTTTTGCTTTGTCTTGGTTTTCTAAATCGGCTGAACCACTAAACAATTGAATAATATCCTCAGCATAAGCAGTATCATTATCAGCTAAAGCCTGTCCAAAATCTTCCATGAAATTATTTGCATAGTTAGAATTTGATTTAAAATCATTCTGATAGAAAGTCCAGTTAGGAACATACTGTGGATTATCTGCCATAAAGTTTTGTTCTGCTAGATATTGTACAACATTTAAATCAGCATCAAATCCTCTATTCTTCATGTTGTTGATTTCTTCTTGAGCGTTGTTGACAACATTAGTTGTCTGTTCATCCTTCTTTAACTCATAAGCCTGTGATACAGGGTCTTTCTCATATAAATCGAGATAAATAATATTCTCATAAGTACTTCTATTAGGTAGAGTGTACAGATTTTTTGTTCTTAAACTTTCTGCACCTGAGGGGACAATCTCAGGAGTAGCTAGTTCAGGAGTTGTAACGCCTGATATAATCTGCTCCCTTTCTTGCATAACATCTTTAGGTGGTTCAAATAACATTTTGGATAAAAAGTTAGTTGTCTCTCTTCCCATATTATTATTTTTCTGTAAACCTTCTTTGAGTACATCGGCTCGTGTTTCAAATTTTGTTTTTGCTACTTTTGTATAGTCTTGGAACTTTGCTCTTTCATTTTCAGGTAAAGAATCAAATTGAGATTTTAGTATGGACAATTCATTGTTTGCTGTTTCTACAGATAAATCATCAAGATTAGCTAAGTATTCAATTCCTTTTGTACCAAATAAGAAATTAGCAAAAGAGCCTCCCCCTACATTGCCCCCTACTTGTAAGGCTTTATCATAAGTTTTTTGTAGTGTAGTAAGTTCTTCAGTAACTTCATCTCTTGCTATCTTTAACTCTTCTAAACCCTTTTGTCCCTTTTCTCTTGCGTCTCTCATATAACCTAAGGCAGAAGTACCTGCACCAATAGCCATATAACGAAGGGCTTTTGAACTTAATAATCCCATTATTTTTCCTCCATTCTTTTAGACATTAGACCTTTAGAGTCATCTTCCATTTCATCATCATCCTTATCTTCTTTTTCTACAGTTCTTTGTCTATCAGCAATGTCTCTAGAAAAGTCTCTTGATTTATATAAATCTTTTAGTACCTTTTGTATTTCTTTTTGCTTGGGTCTTGTTAGTTTTATTTCTTTAATACCTGCGGCTTTACCAATAGCAAATATCATTTTCTGTACAACAGGAGTTAATAAGACACCTAAGTCTACATTATATGCACCTTCAATAAATCCTGAAAAGATAATTACTCTTGTTAAACTTTCTACAGATACCCCTGTTTCTAGCATTAATATTATTTTTGCAAGAGTATCTTTATTATTTAATTTATCCCAAATAAATACAGATGCTTCTTCTTTACTAGTAAATCTCGGTGGATTCTCCCACTTATAATTTTTAGGAGTATCGGTTAAAGATTGTCCTGCAATAGGAGCATCAAATGGATTTTGTTGTCTTTCTAGTGGCATTATCCCATTATCCTTTTTGACATTTCTAAATAGTCATTACTTAAATAATCATCCCATGCTCTTAAGAATTGTGTATAATCAGCAGAGGTTTTTCCTACTCCACCAACAGGAGTTGCTTGAGCCTGTACTCCTCTTGTTGTTGTATACATATATTCTTTAAAGCTAACATCAGGTGCTGAAGGTGTGTAAGTTGTAGAACTTCCACCACCGCCACCTAAGACACTTGCTCCAATACTAAATATATCACCTAATCCTATTGCCATATTATTTTCTCCTTAAAGTATTTTACTAAAAATTTCTAAACCAATAGCACCAATGATACCATTTAATGCCCCTTTTGATTCTTCATCTAGTAACGCTAATTCTGTTTCTCTTTCTAGTGCGGCCATTGCTACGTTATGGGCCCTGTCTTTTGCATTTTCGGATGCACTATTAACCCAAGATGCTTCATCTCTCCACTGTTGCCATAAGGCTGATAGGGCAAAGTTAGAAATGTTTAATAAGTTTTGTGCGTCTGTTTGCACGGCGGCATTAATACTTGCCGTATTTGCGGTATTAACATTTCGTCTCCATGTAACATTAGACTGGTCAATCAATCTTTGGTTTTCCACATTGAATCTATCTCTTTGGTCCTGTAGTTGGGCATTGAATTGATTAATGGTTGCTTCTCTTTGTGCGTTAGCTTCAGATACACCAATTTCATTTTGTGCATTTTGGGCTGCAATCTTATTTGATTCCGATACTGCATACTGATTCATGGCATCTTGTCTTGATGCATTGTTTGTATTAATCTGTGTTTGTAAGCTAGAAAAGAATTGGTCAGTTTGTTGTTGACTTTGTGCATTAAATTGTAAAGATGCATTTTCTGCCGCTTGGTCAGATAACATGGACTGTTGTCTTAATTGAATATTCGTTAAACTAGCTTGTTGTCTATTGGATAAGTTTGACATATCCATTTGGAAATACTGTTGAGCATTTAAGACTGCCGCCTGTTGTCTGTTAGATAAATTTTGGAATACAGCTTGTTGATAGAACTGAGCATCTTGTTGAGCAATAGGTATTGAAGATTGTAAAATACCCGTTGCTAAAGCCTCGGCGGCAATACTAGACGAACTTAAACCACGCTGTTGCATGGCGGCATCGACTAGTCTTTTTGCCCCTTGAGCAAAAGCAGGAAGAGGTTTGCCCTCATCGACTGATTGTTGAATAGCTTGGGAAATATTAGCGAGTTGACCTTGAACGGTTGCTTCCGGTGGTAAGGCTGTTAAGTCTTCTTGAGCCGCCACCATGGGTTGTGTGACAACACCTTGTGCCGCTTCCATTTGGGGTACAGCTTGACCTGTGACTGCTTGATATTGTGGAGCAGATGTTACCTGAGCCTGTTGAATTTGTGTGGCACTCGGTACTTCTGCTGTTGGAATTGTAGGTGCAACAGTCGCTGTTGGAGTAGTTGCTTGAACTTGTCCTTGTAATCCTGGAGTTGTTTGTAATGTTGTGGGTGTAACTTGTTGTAATGCTAGGCCCGGAGTTACTGCCGTACCTGTCGGTAAAGTAGGTTGAGTAACTGCAGCACCAACTTGGGCCTGTACATATTGAGAAGGGTCAGTAAGAGTTTGTGCAGGTGCAACAGGAAAAGTTACATTAATAGGACTACCATCAGGATTAGTTGGCCCTCCCGGTTGAGTTATATAATTTTCACGAGTTTCTAATTGCAAAGGGCTTCTAGTATCTGTAGGTTCTACCCCAATACTTCTTAGATACCCTTCAAAATGACCTGCAGTAGTGCCTGAATTAAATCTAACACTACTTCCATCTGGTAATCCTACATCACGAATATCTGCAGTTCCCATTGTTGGTTGGGGATTTTTTTCTATATACTGTCTGTATCCCTCTTTGTATTGTTCGGGTATATTTCCTAATTCTACTATTGGATTTCCAAATTTATCTATTGCCATTAATTACTCCTATTAATTAAGTATGCTTCCATCCACATAATCTTTTCTTTGATGACGGCTATATCCTGTTGCATTTGGGTGACTGCATCGACTTTAGTTTCGACTGCATCTAGTCTTTCTGAAAACATACCCCAAGTAATTCCAATACTCACAAGGAGTATAAGATAAGGTAATATTGTTTTCAGGTCTAGTTTCATCCGTTTGATGCCTTCATTTTAGATACACGTTCACTTTGTTCATCCCATGCTTTAGCTAATTCTTTTTCTTTAGCATAGTCAGGTTTATTTTTATTAATTGCAATAACTTCATCGACAGTCATGTTCATCCACTTTTGTCTTTCTTGAAAGTTTCTTTCTGCCCATGTTTCTAATCTATCCAGTAAAAATTTATTATGTGATGTTAATTCTTTATTCTCTGCTCTTAATACTTTATTATCTTTACGAAGTTTAGAGACTTCTTCTTCTAGTTTTTTTAATGACATACGTTTCTCCTGTATATTAATTAGACTTGCCATGGTCCATTTTACGAATACTACGGATAAAGATTTGCCCTTGAATTTCTTCTAATTCAGCTTCCACTTCTCCACAAGTAATCATTACATTACTATTCATATTCCTTTTCATAATTCTTTTCTTTTCTAAACATTCCCCTACACCTGTGGTATAGGTATGTTCTAATAACTCACCGTTACTTCCAAACAAACAAAGTGCTATAACTACTTTCCACATTTAATGACTTCCATTCCCATTAGCAAATTGAATATCTCTTGTTGCATCTTTTAGCTTTTCCACATCTTTTAATAGTTTATCCACTTGTTCTTCAAGATGTTCTAGCATGACTTGAGTATGTAAATTTTCTTCTAATTGTTGATTATGCTCTGCTATCTGTTTAGCATTATGTTCAATCAACATATAGATTTCTAAATTCTTCGGTGTCTGTTCAGCTTTCTTTAATAAGTCGGCTTCCATGAGTTGTCGATTTGTTTCTAGAATATTGAGGCGTTCAATGACACCAAAATAAGCCCATACTCCTAGTGCTACAGAAACAGCAATAGCAATAAGATTTCTTATAGGCATCCCTACAGTTGTCTTATCGCTTATCTCCATTATGCCCCACAGGAATCACAACCTTCATCACAGATGCAAGGATTACATCCACAAGCGATACAATTATTGGTCATGATTTATCTCCTTATGATTTTGGATATGTTGTTTTGACTTCTGCTATCTTATCTTTCCAAGTAGTTGTGCCATTGACACTATCCCAGTATTGCATATCTAACTGGTCTTGTAAGGAAGGATAAGCACTGGCTCTATCTCTTTGATACTGATTGTTGTCATACTCAGTCTGGAGTAAGGCTTTCTCAGCA